ACCTAACAGCTAAAACTTGGTTGGATAAAGATAAAGCAAAAACAATAAAACAGCCTTACGTTCAAAAAAATGTGTACTGATGAATATAACAATAATTGACAAAGCAGATAAAAAAGAATATTTAATTGACATTTCCAAGGGAGGTGAAAATAAACAAGTATGCCCAGCTTGTTCACACGAAAGAAAGAAGTCAAAAGACAAATGTTTTAGCTACAACACAGCAAAAGAAGTAGGTAGTTGTTCACATTGCGGCAGGGCTTTTTACAAAAAATTAGACAAAATGGATAATAACTATAAAAAAATTGAATATAAGCGACCTTTGTGGAAAAATGACACTACACTATCAGAAAAATTAGTTAAGTGGTTTGAGGGCAGAAAAATAAGCCAAAAAACGCTTTTAAAGGCAAAGATTACAGAAGGGATTGAATGGATGCCACAAATTAACGGAAATATCAATACAATTCAGTTTAATTATTTTAGAGATAACGAATTAGTGAACATCAAGTATCGTGATGGGAAAAAGAATTTTAAACTTTCAAAAGATGCTGAACTAATATTTTACAACTTAGATGCAGTTAGAGATGCCAAGGAAGTAATTATTGTGGAAGGAGAAATGGATTGCCTTGCACTAATGGAAGCAGGGATTGAAAATGTAATTAGCGTACCCAATGGAGCAACAATAGGTAGAAATAATTTAACCTACCTTGATAATTGTATTGATTGGTTTAAAGAAGATACAAAATTTATACTTGCCTTGGATAACGACCAAGCAGGAAATAGTTTAAGAGATGAATTTGCAAGAAGATTAGGGGTAGAGAATTGTGCCAAGGTATCATTCAAGGATTGCAAAGATGCCAATGAATGTTTGGTTAAGTACGGAATGGATGGTATATTAGAAAGTCTTACAGCCAAAACAGATTATCCCTTGGTAGGTGTTTTTACCAGTACAGATATTAATGGAGATATTGACGATTACTACAATAACGGATTACCTAAAGGAGAAACAATAGGATTAGAAAATTTTGACGAAAATCTTAGATTCCATTTAGGCTACATAACTACTATTACAGGAATACCAAACCACGGAAAGTCCGAGGTATTAGATTTTCTTTGTGCTTCATTAAATATTCGTGCAGGTTGGAAGTTTGGTTTATATAGCCCCGAAAATTATCCTTTACAACTACATTTTAGCAAGTTTGCAGAAAAGCTAATAGGAAAGCCTTTTGATGGCACATATCGAATGTCAAAAATGGAACTTGACTTGGCTAAAGATTACTTCTCTAAAAATTTTTACTTTATTAAGCCCGAAACAGACTTTAAACTTGAAGATATTTTAAGAATGGTAAAAAGTTTAATTCGTAAGTACGGAGTTAATGCTTTTGTAATTGATGCTTGGAATAAACTTGAACACAACGAAGATTCCACTCATTATGTAAGCAAGCAATTAGATATTCTATCAACTTTCTGTGAAAGAAACAACGTACATTGTTTTCTTGTGGCTCACCCCACTAAAATTCAAAAGAATAAACAGACTGGACTATTTGAAGTACCAAACCTATATTCTATAAATGGCTCTGCAAACTTTTTTAATAAAACTCACAACGGATTTACTGTTTATAGAAATTTTGAAAATAAGGCTACCGAAATATATTTCCAAAAAGTAAAGTTTAAACATTGGGGGCAAGCAGGAACGTTTTGTTCACTAAATTGGAATTTTGCCAATGGAAGATATTATATGTTTAATCCTGATGATACCAATTGGATATTAAAAGATGTTAAACAAATATCTGCTTTTGAAAATAAACCTAATCCAATAAAACCCAATGGAGCATTTACTACACCAATGCTGAAAAAAGACAACTTTGTTCCACCTGTAATTGAAAAGAAAGAAGATTGGCTTGATATAGATGATGATGCTTTTTAAAAATAAATTTGCAAAATAATTATATTTGACTTACATTTGCAGAAACAAAACTAAAACAATGGGAATAAAAGAGATTAAGAAAAAAGAAGAAAGTCTAAAGTCCGATTTAAACGAAAGGATAAAAAAGGCAATGCTTACAAATAGTTTATCGTTAGTAGATATAGCCAGCACTATACTTAAAACTACTATGTCAGTAAGAAACAAGTTAAATGGAAGAACATCTTGGAACTACGAAGAACTTGCTCTTATTCAAAAAGAATTAGGAATTAAAATAGTGTGGTAAAAAACTTAAACAAACAATTAAATGAGCCACTTAAAAGAAATAAAAAACAACCACCTAAAGCTAAGAGAAAGATTAGCTTCTGAATATTCTAAGTCAGTATTATCTTCTTTAGAAAAAAAAGGACTTGGGAAGATGGATTTATGCTTAGAAACAGGTCTAACTACTACTGCCATTTATAACAAGCTAAAAGGTATTACTGAATGGACTGGAACAGAAATAGTATTAATTAACAATCTACTTGGAGTAGAGTTTCCTAAAAAGTAAGGCTATGGAAAAGACAAAACAACCCCAAAAATTCGAGTTTAAAATCTACAATGGTAGAGTAAAGATATACGTGGATGGATATGTGATGTTCACGTTTAATCAGATAGATTTCTTGGGCTACTATGGGTACAAAAACGATTCTGACATATATGGGCTTGATATATACCTACTTAGAGAAAAAGCAGGGAAGTCAAGAATGGATATTTACTTCAAGAAAAAATCAACTTGGCTTGCTGTTTTAAAATTGTTAGACGAAAATTTGTAAAAATAACGATTTGCAGATACACGCTGTGAGCGTTGGATTGAGGGAGGGAAAATAGCGTGTATGTGCTGTTAGCTGCTGTTTTTTTATCTTTGATTTTCAGCACTTTAGAAAATAATTGAAAAATATCTTTGAAATAGTTTGCAAATTCAAATAGATGTTGTATCTTTGGCCTATCAAACAAGATAAAAAATGGAAAATTTCAATTTCAAACTGCTAACAACAACAAAAATTAAAAATGTAACTATTGACTTGTATTCAAGCACAGAAGGTTATTTTGTTGAAACTTCACAAGGTTTGGTTTCTGATTATTTTAAGACTAAAAAAGAAGCCAGAAGCTACATTGCTAACGCAAAGAAAAATATTAAAATAGAGGCAAAATGAAAACATTGATAGAAATAATAAATACAGAACAAACGGAGAATGTTTTAAACAAACTCCGTTTATCAGATGTAAAAATAGGTCAAAGATTTAGGTTCACTAAAAATGGTTTGGTTTATATAAAAGATACAGAGCAAGGAATGAACTTGCAATCAAGTTATTGCCATACCGAAAAAAAGATTAAAACCCGTGGATATGGTTATGAAAAGGAAAGGCATACATTGAGAGAGCAAAAATCTTTTATATACGAAATTTTACCCGATATAATTAAGCAAGGCGGTAAGCGTGAAGGGTCGGGTGCTAAACCTAAATATGCAGAGCAAACAAAAACGGTTGCTTTTCGCTGTCCATTGTCAAAAGTTGATGAACTAAAATTAGTTGTCAAGTCTAAACTTTCGGAGTGGTCGGTAAAATAGCAGCTAACTAATTGACTTGCGAACTTTAATAAATTAAACTAAATATGCAAACAACTGAAATAAAAGCAAATACAGACAAGTTAATAAACTTTGTAGCTACAAAATTTGAAAGTGGCGAACTTGATAATGAGAGTTTACTTGAACTTTTTAAAGTAATGGGAAAATATCTAAATTTGCAAACAATTCAAGCCTATGCTGATGAAAACAAAATGACCTACCAAGGAGTGAAAATCGGTAGAAAAATAGAAACAATATTTGGAGTAAAATTCGTAATAGATAATGATTAGCCCTATGTCCCCAACACAAAAAATAAACAGCCTCATATCAAGTAATACAATAGACCCTAAATACTTTTTTCTTTTAGGCTCTCCAAGCTATTACATTGATAAAGATAGAGTAATAATATCTATTCTTATGTATAATAGGCTTTCTAAAGAAGAACAAGCTAAATGCAAGCCTCAATATTAACAATAGCTTACAATATGTAAAGTAAATTAAATATTAAACCTATAACTTGTCAAAATATGATGCTCCAACTAAACCCTATGCTCCCCATAAAAAGAATATCAGACAAAATGGAAGGCTATGCTTTTTTAGTAATTGACTACTCACAAGAACACGACCTACTATTTAC